ATGGTGAATCGGCAGATGACAAAATTGAAAGATTAGGTTCAAAACCATCAGATATAACATTGGTTGAATAACAAGGAAAAAAATGGCTACTTATCAAGAACTTAAAGGTGCAAAGATAAAGAACTATACAGAGGATCCTGATAATCCTTATGTAGGACAACTGTGGTATAATACTAGCACAGACAGTCTTCGTATTCGTAAGGAAACATTAGGTAGCGTTTGGTCTACGGGTGGTAATTTAAACACAGCTAGATTTAGTAGAGGTAGTGCGGGAAATCAAACTGCAGCTTTATATTTTGGCGGTAATGATGGATCAGATACAGGAAAAACAGAACAATATGATGGAAGTTCTTGGACTGAAGTAAATGATTTAAACACAGCTAGAGGTTCCAATAGAGGAACTGGAACACAAACAGCAGCTTTAGCTGTAGGTGGTAATACTCCATCTCCAGCCAATGCAGCTACAGAATTATGGAATGGAACTAACTGGACTGAAGTAAACGATTTAAACACTGCTAGATATGCGGGATCGGCAGCAGGAACAACAACTTCTGCTTTAGTTTTTGGTGGTATATCTTTTCCTCCTGCTTCAATTAAAAATGAAACTGAAAGTTGGAATGGAACTAATTGGACAGAAGTAAATAATTTAAACTCAGCTAGATATGGTATAGGTGGAACAGGAACTGATAGCACTTCAGCATTAGCATTTGGTGGTGATACAGGTAGTGCAACAGCACTAACGGAAAATTGGAATGGAACAAATTGGTATGAAGTAAATGATTTAAACACTGCTAAAAATAATACTGCAGGAGCTGGAACAACATCAGCTGCATTAGCAATAGGAGGAACTGCTTCATCAAGTCAAACAGAATCTTGGAATGGATTAAGTTGGACTGAAACAAATGATTTAAATTTAGCTAGACCTGAGTTAGGTGGTGGCGGAACAACAACATCAGCAATAGCATTTGGTGGACAACCTGCAACAAATTCAACAGAAGAATGGAACGCAAACATTGTTGTAGGTGCCTGGATCACTGCTGGTACTATGAACACGTCTAGAAATAATTTAAATGGAAATGGTGCAGGAACAACAACAGCTGGTCTAGTCGCTGGAGGAAACCCACCATTTAGATCAGAAGCTGAAATTTACAATGGAACAAATTGGGCTGAAGTAAATGATTTAAACAAAGGTAGATATGGTGTGGCAGTTGAGGGAACTCAAACATCAACTTTAGCCTTTGGAGGAGTTAGTGGAGACTCTAGTCCTGAAAATGCTGGTTTTACAAGAGAAGGTAAAACAGAAACTTGGAACGGAACAAGTTGGACAGAGGTCAACGATATGAATACTAGAAAAAGTGATACCCAAGGAGCAGGGGCAGATAATACTGCTGCTTTAAGTGTTTGTGGTAAAAATCCTCAAGCTACTCCTACTGGAATATTAAATGCCACAGAATTATGGAATGGAACAAATTGGACTTCTGTCAATGACGCAAATCAACGTAGAGAGGCAGCAGCATGTGTTGGTACATCAACAAACTCTTTAGTGTTTGGTGGAGCTGATGAGTCAGGTGATAATGTAAAAGCAACAGAATCATGGAATGGAACAAACTGGACAGAGGTAAATGATTTAAGTCTTGCAAGATATCAACTAAATGGGGCAGGAACATATACTGCTGTAGTAGCTCACGGTGGATACTCAACAGCTGCTGTAGCAAATACAGAGTTATGGAATGGCACAAACTGGACTAATCAAAATGCTATGCCTACTGCTAAACAAGGACAAGCAGGAATAGGAACATCAACATCTGCTCTTGCTGCTGGTGGTCACCCGACAGACGGTACAAGTTTTGAGTGGGTTGGCACTGGAATAGTAACGGAGACGGTAGAATAATATGGCAACTTATAAAGAATTACACGGAACAGATATAGAGGTACGATCTTCAGATCCCTCAAATCCAGTTGACGGTCAACTTTGGTACAACACGACAACCGAAGAACTAAAAGGTGGAATACATCTTACAGGTAATGCTTGGTCTACTGGTGGTGATGTAAATACTGCTAGAAGATATTTAGCAGGCACACCTTCAGGCACACAAACAGCCGCATTGGCTTTTGGTGGATTATCGACTGCTGCTACTGGAGAAACAGAATCTTATAACGGAACAAGTTGGACAGAGGTTAACGATTTAAATATCGCAAGACAACAACTCGCAGGTGCTGGAACTCAGACATCAGCTTTAGCATTTGGTGGTGGACCACCTACGGTAGATTACACAGAATTATGGAATGGAACTAACTGGACTGAGGTCAATGATTTAGATACTGGAAGACAAGCTTTAGGAGGAGTTGGTGCCGATAGTACCAGTGCCTTAGCTTTTGGAGGAGCAGCTTCAGGATCTGGTAAAACTGAAACAGAGGTTTGGAACGGAACTAACTGGACTGAACTTAATGATTTAAACAATGCAGGAGATGATGTTGGATCAGCTGGTATTGCAACTTCAGCTCTTGTTTTTGCTGGAAGACGTCCAGGTACAGGTGCTTTAACAGAGGCATGGAATGGAACAAGTTGGTATGCTGTAAATGCTCAAAATACAGCAAGTCGTAAACCAACAGGATTAGGAACAACTTCCTCTGCAATTTCAGCTGGTGGTAACGCACCTCCTCAATCAACAAAAACAGAGTCTTGGAATGGATTAAGTTGGACTGAAACAAATGATATGAGTACGAAAAGGTGGGGAGCTGCACCATCTGGATCAGCAACAACTGGTTTAGTTGCTAGTGGGGGTAGTCCAGATAACACAACAGCCACAGAGGAATGGAACGCAGAAATTGCTGTAGGTGCTTGGATTACTGGTGGAAACTTGAATAGTGGTAGGAGAGATGGAGGGTCAACAGGAACACAAACAGCATCCTTATATTTTGCAGGAACATCTCCAGGAACTTCTAAACACGCACAAACTGAATCATATAACGGAACTGCTTTTTTTGAAGTAAATGATCTAAATTTAGCAAGAGATGGAACAGCAGCGTCTGTGGCAGGCACACAAACTGCTACTATATGTTTTGCTGGTGATAATGGACCAGAGAGAAAAGTCACAGAATTATGGAACGGAAGTGTTTGGACTGAATTAAATGACATGAATCAACAAAGAAAAGTTTTAATGGGTAATGGAATATCAACATCAGCTTTAGGTTATGGAGGAATATCTCCAACAGCAGTTGTAGCTATTACAGAATCATGGAATGGTACAAACTGGACTGAAGTCAATGATTTAAATACAGCAACAGACCTTGCTGGAGCAGCTGGAGCAGATAATACATCTGCTTTAAGTTTTGGTGGTCGTATTCCACCATCTTATACAACAGATGATAAAACAGAATTATGGAACGGAACAAACTGGACTGAAGTTAATGATATGACTATAGCCATACACAACAACGCAGGAAGTGGGATAGCAACTGCTGCTTTAAGTGTTGGAGGTAGTGCTAATCCAACTAATGTTCAAACATGGAATGGAACTAATTGGACTAACGCAAACAGTATAAACACTGGACGTGCTTTGGCAAAAAGTGCAGGATCAACTACCGTAGCAATAGTAATGGGAGGAGATCCTCCTTACTCAGGTGCAACCGAAGAATGGTATGGTGATGGAAAAATAACAGAAATTTTATCTTCGTCATAATATAAAAGTCTTATAAATAATAATAACATTATAGATATATAATAAGGAGAACTGAATGAGTGATGATATAATAAAAAGAGATATTAAAAGTCTGATCGAAGACGAAACCCCCAATCTAACTAATCTATTAAATTCAGAAGACGTTTCTGCCTTTAAGGAAATGACGGAAGAACTACGAGATACTTGGCACAAAAAACAGATGTTTCGAACAGAAACAGAGGCAAGATTTTCTGTGCTACAAGATAATAGATATCCAACAAAAGCTGCAAAATATTGGCAGTGTGTCAGAGAGCAATCATCATATTTAGATAACCTAATGGCACTTTCTTTTGATTACAGAAGAAATGACGCAAAGATAAAATATCTAGAAAAGAAAATATCTGCCGAAGAAGATGATTATAAACTAACTAAATATCAAATTGATTTAGATGAGGCTCGTTTTGGTAAAGCATCTATGGAAAAAGTTGCAAGACATAGAATGAGAGAGATTAAGATGTGGTCTAAATTAAAAAAAGAGTTTAATGACGGATCATTCAATGATAAAGATGTCAATGAACATCAACTAGAATCTTATGGTAGACACTATGCTGAAAAGGCAAAAACACTAAACAATAGCTCGTCTGATACTGATATATTTAATGTAATGGGACAACTAGAAACACTAAAAAGAATTAAAAAATCTGGTGAACTAGAGAACAATACAGAGAAACAAGAACAGATTACTCAACATGGACAACCAAAATCTTAATTTTGATTTTGTATTTTTAGGTCAATCAATTTTAAAGTATCAAGTACCATTAGACATTTTTCATTCGATTAATCAAATCTACGAAATCAATTATACTAATCTTTATAAAGCCAATAAACAACTAGTTGGTAAGATAGAGAATGAGCATTCATTATTCTATGCTGGTGCTGATCAATCTAAAATGAAAAATCACAATCTATTACCTAAAAATGTGACAGATTATTTCATGAGCATATTTCATCACTATCTAACTTTTAATAAAATTAAAGAATACGATACTCATTTAAATTCTATATGGGTTAATGAGATGAAACAACATGAATACAATCCTGCACATATTCACAGAGGAATGTTATTTACAGGTCTTTCAAGTGTGATGATTTTAAAATTACCATCAACTTATGGTAAAGAATATTCTAATGCTGAGATACCACAAAATGGTAGACTACAAATAATGGGTGCTGCCAATGGTCAGTTTGCAAAAATAGATTATCAACCACCTATGAATCTCAGAGATTTTTATGTATTTCCTTACGATATGCGTCATTGCGTTTATCCCTTTAACGGTACTAACGAAACTAGAAGAACACTAGCTGCAAATTGTGATGTACAGTTTGATCCTATCAGAAATAGAGGAGCAGTATAATGAGTAAAGAATTTTTAATTAAAGATCATATCGGCATATTTAAAAATTTTATGTCTAACGAATTGATAGAAGATTATCTAAACTATTTTAATAAATGTGAACAACAAGGTGCTGTATATCCTAGAAAAGTGGATGAGATGTTAGTATCTGATAATGCAATCGACACGATAAGAGATACTAATGTTGCAATGACTTATAACAACAAACCTTTTATAGATTTGTTTTTTAAAGAAGTATATCCTTTGTATGTTCAAAAATATTCTTATCTAAAAAAATTAACTACACATAATATATTAGAAGTTAAGATACAGAAAACAAAGGTGGGTGAAGGATATCATACATGGCATTGTGAAAATGCAGAAATGAAAGCAAGAAATAGAATATTAGCTTTTATGATTTATCTAAATGATGTAACCGAGGGTGGGGAGACAGAATTTCTATATCAAAAGTGTCGTTTCAAACCAGAAAAAAATACACTACTAGTTTGGCCGTCACAATTCACGCACATTCATAGGGGCAACCCTCCTCTATCGAATGACAAATATATAATAACGGGTTGGGTAGAATACGGGTATTAACATGATAACAGAACCACGATGGAAATCTTATATGGTTGAAACAACCACACCAATCTTCACACCTGAACAATGTAAAATGATTATTGAAGCAGGAAGAAGTGAACCTAAAGTAAATGCTAGCGTTGGATCGTCTGAAAAAGGTGTTAAGGGTAGTGTCATAGACACTAAAACTAGAACATCACATATTAGTTGGATACCATTTAAAAAAATGGTTCATATGTATAAAGACATAGAAAAAATTATGCGTCAAACTAATGGCAATCACTTTGGTTTTGATGGTATGCAAATAACAGAGATGGCACAATACACAGAATATCCAGAAGGTGGATTCTATGATTGGCATGTAGATAATGATGTTAATTGTTCTCACGAACCACCAGTTAGAAAAATATCAATGACTCTATTATTATCTCCTGAAAATGAATTTGAAGGTGGTGATTTAGAATTAATGAGAAAAAATGGTTTTGCAAAACTTAAACAAGGACACGCAATATTTTTTGCTTCGTTTATACGACATAGGGTGACACCAGTTATAAAAGGAAATAGAAAGTCACTTGTGATGTGGTTTGGAGGCACACCGTTTAGATAATGTTTAGAGAATTATATTTTCCGACACCAATATATATTGCAGATATAGATCACCCAACTCTTAATCAAGAATTGGAAAGAGATATTATTAATTGGGCAAACAGAGATAAAGGAATGACAAGAACTAATATTAAAGGTTGGCATTCCACGACAGAAATGCACGAATTACCTGAATATGCAAAACTTGTTGATATGTTATATTCAGCACAGAAAACTATCTACGAACAAGAATATTACGATAGTGAACCTTTTTTAGGTAATATGTGGGCAAATATTAATCCACCAGGATCAATGAACAGAGCACATATACATCCTAATTCTTTGTGGTCTGGTGTGTATTATATCAAAGCACCACAAAACTCTGGACAGTTAAAAATAGAAGACCCAAGATCGGTTGCATTGATGTCAAGACCTAGACAAAAAGATGTGCCTAAACCTGAAAGGTTATGGAGAGAACATTCTTATGAACCCAAAGCAGGACGTTTAATTATGTTTCCTTCTTGGTTAAATCATTGTGTTGATCCTAATAACTCTAATGATATAAGAATATCTGTATCATTTAATTTTATGCAAAAATGTATGATAGTGTAAGGAGTAAATATGTTTAAAACAAAAAAATATCAAGTGATTAAAAATGCAATTTCTTATGAATTAGCTAATTTTTTATATAATTATTTCATGCTTAAAAGGGATGCTGTAAAATTTATGTATAAGAACAATATACACTCACATTCTAGTATTCTTGGAACATGGTCAGATCAACAGATACCTAACACATACTCTTGTTATGGTGATTTTGCGATGGAGACCTTGATGATGAAAGTAATGCCTGTTATGAAAAAAAATACAGGATTAGATTTAGTGCCTACATATTCATATGCAAGAATATATAAAAAAGGTGATATCTTAAAAAGACACAAAGATAGACCTAGTTGTGAGATATCAACAACTCTTAATTTAGGGGGCGAACCCTGGCCTATATTCATAGATCCAACAGGTAGTAATAATGTCATAGATGAGTACAAAAATATACACAAACCAAACGCACCTAAAGGTGATAGAGTTGATCTTGAAATAGGAGATATGTTAGTTTATAGTGGTTGTGAGTTAGAACACTGGAGAGAACCTTTTGAGGGTAATAATTGTGGTCAGGTCTTTTTACACTATAATAACAGAAATGGTCAGTTTAAAGACATAAATATATTTGATGGCAGACATAAGTTAGGTGTGCCTAGATAAAAACATTATAAATAGTCTTATAAATATTAGTATAATTAGTAAGGAAAATTAATGGCATATATAGGCGCAAAACCAGTCAATGGGTTTTTTGAAAAACAACAATTATCTACTGACGGTAGCACTACAACATTCGCATTAAACACAACAATAGGATCAACTTCAGCAGTACTAGTTGTTAAAGACGGTGTTGTTCAAGAGCCTGAAGAAGCATATACTTTATCGGGTGGTGGTACTTCAATTGTTTTTGCATCCGCACCTGGAGGAGCAACAGATACATATGTTCACTTCTTAGGACAAGCGATTGTTCAAAATCTTACAGACATGAATGGTGTCGAGTTGATATTAGATGTTGACGCTGATACATCTCTTACTGCTGATACAGACGATCAGATAGATATTAAAGTTGGTGGCGCTGATAAGAGTTCAATCAAAACAACAGGTTTTCATAACATAGATAGTTTTAAATTTGTCGCTGGTACTGGTGATGATTTACAAATTTATCATGATGGATCAAATTCATATATTGCTAACTCAACAGGCGCTTTAAAAATTGCTACTGAAACAAGTGGAATCGCAATCACAATAGGACACTCAACAAGTGAGGTAACTGTTGCTGATAACATGACAGTAGCAGGTGACTTAACAGTCACAGGTACAGCAAGCTTTGGTGATACAAACATTACAAATGTTGGAAGTATTACACTTGATACAATTGCTAACGATGGATCAGATGGTGTCACAATTGATTCATCAACAGATGTAATCATAGACGCTGGTGGTGCTGATATTATTTTAAAAGATGACGGTACAGAGTTTGGTAGATTTACAAACAACTCAACTGACTTTGAGATTAAAGTTTCTACACAGGATAAAGATATTAAGTTTATAGGTGATGATGGCGGTTCTGCTATCACAGCATTAAGTTTAGATATGTCTGCTGCTGGTGACGCTACATTTAACAATCAAGTAATTGTTGGAGATGGTAAGTTAGTTCTTAACTCAACTGCTGTTACATCAACTGCTGCTGAATTAAATGCTTTAGATGGTATAACATCTACTGTTGCTGAATTAAATATTGTGGATGGTAACACAAGTGCTTCAGCGGTCACTATCGTTGACGCTGACCAGATAATCTTGAATGACGCTGGTACAATGAAACAGGTTGCTGTTTCAGCACTTAATACATATACAAGTTCTAGCATTGCTGCTGATAACATATCTTCAGGTAGTTCTGCTGTTAATCTAACAACCTCGTCTGGCAACATTACAATAGAC